CGGATGCTGGTTCGGGTGCGGAGTGTACTGGTGGGTCGTATGCCCGTCAGGCTTGCGCGTTTGATGCTGCTCATGCGACTAATGGGAATACGGCGAACACGGACGCGGAGTCGTTTACGGGTATGCCTGCTTGCACGGTGACGCATATTGGTGTGTGGGATGCGGCGTCTTCGGGGAACCTTTTGTTCCATACGGCGGTTGATACGTCGAAGGCTGTGTTGGCTGGTGACACTATTAGTGTTGCTGCTGGTGCTGTGACGATTACGCTTGCCTGATGACTAAGAACCCGAATTCAGGTCGAAAGTCGAAGCCCCCGTTGGAGGTTTCGGAAGCGCAACGGTCCTTCAAGGGAAACTGGCATTACGGCGGTTGGTCGGACCCTATGGGTGCAGGCGATTACAGGTCGGACAGCGATGTTTACCAGATGGACATGGCCGGTTACAGCCGGGGCAAGAAGCAGGGTTGGCCTCGGTCAAACCCGAAGGTTGCTTCTTCTGACCTTGGCAAGTTGGACCGGGCAGCGGATCGTCAGTTCAAAAGGATCAAGGCAAGAGTTTCCCGAAGGTACGGAGGAATACAGCCACCCGGTAGGAGTTACGGTTCGGGGATCCAAAAGGGTCACGGAATGCGAGGCCGGTAGTAGATGGCTACTGCATATCCCGCTGCGCTTGATACCGCTACCCAGCAGCCTTCACCTAGTTCAACTACGGACCTTGACGCGAGCGGGTACGAACACGATGTGATTCATACGAATCATTCGGGTGCGTTGATCGCGGTGGAAACGAAGTTGGGGTTGACTGACTCGAACGCTTCTTCGGGTGCGATTCTTGTTGGTACGGGTGCGTCTACGACTGCGTGGACTACTACCCCGTCGATCAATACCACTGGTACTGCTGGTGGGCTTACAGGCGGTTTCGATAACGCTAACCTTGTCCTTGCTGGGCAAGTATTTTCGGGCTAGGAGAACTACATGGCAACATTCGCCAAGACCAAACTGTCAGGATCAACGGACGGTCGGGCTATCAAGGTTGCTGCGACTAGTAGCGCCGGGACCACGATTCACACCGGGTCAGCGACCGCGACGACGTATGACGAGGTGTGGTTGTACGCGATGAACACTCATTCGGCTGATGTCAAGTTGACGTTGGAGTGGGGCGGTACTACATCACCGGACGATCTGATCGAACAGACGATCACCACGGAGGCCGGGTTGACGCTGATCGCACCCGGTTTGCTCATCAAGGGGAACGCTGGGGCGGCGCTGATCGTCAAGGCGTTTGCTGCGACGACGAACGTCATCACGATCCACGGTTACGTCAACCAGATCACGGCCTAGTTATGCCGCGCATTGAACGATTCTTTGCGAATCAGAAGGTCAATGACTGGACGAGCGGGGCGTTGGGAGGCGGCGCTGGCGGCGTCACAACGTGGGGTTCCGGCGGCGAGGTCGGCATCTATACGGACCCGGCTGGGCAGATGTGGTTCTCGCACTACATCACGGGCACGGGGAACTTCACGGTGGAGGACGGGGCGTTCGACATCGACGTTCTTCTTGTCGCTGGCGGAGGAACCGGCGGTGGGCCTGCCCCGTCGCCGTGGGGTTTCAACGCATCCGCTGGTGGTGGTGCCGGAGGTGCCCGTGTTCTGCCCGCCGTCCCGGTGAGTCCGACGGGCGGGCCGGGAGGTAACGGCGTCTACCCGATCGTGATTGGTGCCGGAGCAGCGCCGCCAGCAGTTGGCGCCGGTACGGATTCGTCTGCGTTCGGCTACACCGCTGCCGGAGGCGGTACCGGTGCGCCTTGGCCGACTTATCCGGGGTCTTACCCGTATTGGACAACAGCCCAACCCGGCGGGTCTGGTGGTGGCATCACCCACAACTCATGGGGTTACGCTGCGCCGAACTTCATCGTAGGAGCAGGGAATGACCCTCCCGTGTCTCCTCCGCAGGGCAACCCCGGCGGTACCGGTGCCTATAACTACGGCGGGTGGGGGCAAGCGATGGGTGCGGGTGGCGGCGGTGGTGCTGGTGGGACCGGTGGGACCGCAACATCAGGTTCAGGCGGTTCGTGGTCACCGAACGCCGAACTCGGAAACGCCAAAGGCGGGACCGGCGGCGCAGGCATCGCTAACGACTACCGCACCGGCAGCACCCAGTATTACGCCGGTGGCGGCGGTGGTGCTGGTGGGAACAACTGGGGAGCCCCATCATCGCCGAACTGGGGAGGAGGCTCTCCCGGTCCCGGTGGCGGCGGTTCCGGTGGCGCGTCGCCAAGTGGTTCTGTGCTTCCGGGGTTACCGAACAGTCAGGAGGGCACCGACGGTACTGCGAACACCGGCGGCGGCGGCGGGGGCGGCATGCCTGCATCCTTCGGATCTGGAGGGTCGGGTGTCGTCATCATCCGGTACAAGGTCTGATGGCGCACTTCGCTGAGATCAGCCACGCCGACCCCACCTCGGAGAACCCGGCGACCGTCATCCGTGTCATCTGTGTCGATGACGCCGACTGCCGAGATGACGACAACCTTGAATCCGAGGCCGTCGGGATCGCGTTCATCCAGTCGATGCTGGACGGCGAATGGGTCCAGACCTCGTACAACGGGAAGATCCGAGGCCGCTTCACCGGGATCGGAGACTGGTACGACGGCGCGAGGTTCTACGACCCGCAGCCCTACCCGTCGTGGACGCTGGACGACGACTACGAGTGGCAGCCCCCGGTCGATCCCCCCGACGACTACGCGCTCGGACGGCAGTACGTCTGGAAAGAAAACACTCAGTCATGGGTTGAGGAGCCGGACCTCCCGTCGTGGACTTGGACGCCCGACCATGAGGTCACCCTCCCTGACGGGACGGTTACCGTGTTCCCGTGTTACGTCCCGCCGTCCCTGCCACCCAAGGACGGCAACGAGTACGTTTGGAACGAGGAAACGATTGGCTGGGTGGAAGTTGAATGATCGATACTCAAGAAGCCGCCTTGACGGCGACGCCGGTCTGGTTGGACACGTTCGTCTGCCAGTACCAGATGACGGACACGACCTGCTGCCCCGAGTCGATCTTCAACGCGAACCGGTCTACCCGGTGGAACCAGTCCATCACCGTCGGAGGTACCGACCTCTACTCGCGGGACTCCGACCAGTTGATGTTCAGGGCTGAGTCCCCGCCGGTGGAACACGAACCGATCCTCGCCTTCGCTCAGGAGTGTCTGGATCACTACGTCAAGGAACGCAAGCAGGCTGGTGCGGTCCCCGCATTTGGAATGGGGGAGGGCTACAACGTCCTCAGGTACAAGCCCGGCGATGCGTATCATGCCGTCCACTCTGACGCCGGGTGGCCGAACCTCGCTAACCGACACCTCACGTTCGGGCTGTTTCTCAACACGATCCCCACGGGTGGAGAGTTGGAGTTCCCCGAGCAGGGCGTCAAGGTCGCCCCGGTCGAAGGCCGAGGCGTGATCTTCCCCGCCGCATGGATGTATGCCCACCGGTCGCTCCCGGCGACGGTGGACCGGTATGTGTTCAACGTCTTCTACGGCTTCCTCCCGCAGCCATGACTGGCTGGGCCAAATGGCGGCTCAACCCCGGTATCCGATACGAGGAAGCCAAGTCGGAGATCGACGCCGCTGATCTGGACTTCGTGATCCGCTACGCCCTGTGGCGGGAATCGATCACCCCCGACAGTGGCGACGAGCAGTCGCCGGGGATGCACGCCACCTACAAAGACCCCATCATGCAGTTCCTCCACGCCCGCCTGTGGCCCCGCATGGAGGAAGTCACCGGACTCACCCTGCTCCCGACCTACACCTACTTTCGGGTCTACCGACCGGGGGCGATCTTGGAGAAGCACACCGACCGTCCAGCCTGCGAGGTGTCAGCGACCCTGCTCATCGGTACCAATCAGGACGAGACATGGCCGCTGTTCATCGAAGGCGAGAAGATCACCCAACAGCCCGGCGAGATGGCCGTCTACCGGGGGTGCGAGGTTGAGCATTGGCGGGAGCCGATGACCGGACCTGACGATGCGTTCCATGTCCAGTTGTTCGTTCATTACGTCGATGCCGACGGCCCGTATGCGATGTGTGCCGGGGATGAGGTGCGGCTGTAATGGCTATTGACTATCGCCAGTCTGGCATCGACTATCGAAATACCGTTTATTCCTATCAGGGGATACAGGTTCATGCGATCACGGGTGCGATTACCGGTACGGCGACTGTCACAGCATCGGTAGTTGAAGTTGCTTCTATAGCCGCAGCGATTACTGGCACGGCGACTGTTACTGCTGCGATTGTTGAGGTTGCGTCAATCACAGGTGCGGTTACTGGTACGGCTACGGTTACGGCTGCGATCACTGAAGAGGCGTTTGTTGCTGGAAGTATCTCTGGTACGGCTACGGCTACGAGTGCGATTGTTAGAGAAGTACCGGTAACGGCTGCTATTACAGGTACGGCTACGGTAACTGCTGCTGTTATTGAAGTTGCGTATGTCACGGGTGCGATCACTGGTACGGGGACGTTGAACCAGCCGGTACTGATTCGTAAGGTTCCTCAGCCGGAACTGGTAGTAGTTATTAGTGATATCGTTGGTTCAAGTAAGCAAGAAGAGCAGCAGGATACTTTAGAACTGTTAGTGGGGGTCTAATGGCTACATACGATAAAGGTGACCAAGTGCGGGTTACCGGTACGTTCAAAACAGCGGGGACGGTCACCGATCCGGGATCGACTAATGTCGTGGCCTACCAGAAAAAACCTGATGGCACCACTACAAACTTGTCTAGTTCATTAGTCGGTCAATCTGGTGGAGCGAGTGCTGCCGGTATCTACTATGTGGATATTGCGTTAGATCAGATAGGAACTCATACAGTCAAAATTGAGAGTCCTGAAGTTGTGGTTGCCTCAGAAACGATTGAGTTAGTGGTAACGAAGTCGATCTTCGATCACTCATAGACCACCACGGCCCATGACCGATACTAATGTCAGCAAAGCCAGAGGCCAGAAAACCCGTGACCTGTTTCTTGCGGGACTCGCGGAGCATGGCACCATCTCCAAGGCTTGCCTGATAGCCGGTGTCACACGGTCGGCCTACGATAAGTGGCGTCAACGTATCCCTGAGTTCAGCGAACGGGCTGATGCCATCAGAACGAAGGCTCTGAGTGATGGCGGTAACGAGGACTGGGATGGCACATTCCAGAGTTTCCGAAGCAAGTATTTCGAACATGAATCTCCGTGGTTTCATCTCAAAGCCATCGAAGCCTACGAGAATACGCCACCCGGCAATATCACTTTGATTTTGTGGCCTCCGGAGCATGGCAAGACCACGTTGGCGGAGGATTACTTCTGCTACAAACTAGCCGTTAACCCTGAGTTTCGTATCACTGTCGGATCTGAGGGGCAGGACATGGCCCGTAAGATCCTTGGGCGTATCCGTTCCCGTATGGAGCCTCAGGGTCCGTTTCCTCGTTATGTAGCGAAGTATGGTCCGTTTGTTCCCCAGAACCAGTCTGGGCGTAAGACCGCTCAGCCGTGGGGCGCTGATTACTTCAGTGTCTATAAGAAGAGCAGGCATGATGAACGCGACTATTCGATGGTTTCATTGGGTTGGCGATCTAAGATTGCTGGTACCCGAACCGATCACCTACATATTGATGATATTCAGTCACGGGTTTCTCTCAACCTGACCGAACAGATGTTCGAGATTTTTCGGCAGGACTGGTTGACTCGTCCCGGTGAGAAGGGCCGAACAAGTATCAATGGTACCCGTGTTGGTGAGGATGACTTCTATGAGCGGGTCATGGAGCAGATCGACTCGGACATTCTCAGGGTCATCAAGTTTCCGGCGATTGTCACCAACGAAAAGGGTGAACCGGAACCGTTGTGGCCGGAGATGTTCTCAATGGAGGCGTTGGATCGTATTCGCCGCAAGGTTGGTGAGGAGGCGTGGTCCCGTAACTACATGCAGGAACCCAGTTCTTCGGCTGCTGCGACCTTTACTGATGAGTCTATTCAGAAATGCCTAAACCCGTTGAGGTCAGTAAACCATGAACCGCCTAAAGACTGCTCTGTATATATTGGCGTTGATCCCGCTCTCGGCTCTAACAATTGTGTTATTGCTGCTACACCGCATGAAGGAAAACTTAAAATACTTTTCGTTCGGGAAGACGTAGGGCTGACCCGCAACGAACAGATCCTCGGCATTGTCGAAGATGCTGTGCTTCAGTGCGGTAGGAACGGCAGCAGCGTATCGGATGTCATTATCGAAGCAATGGTGTTCCAGAAGGGGCTATCTCGTGATGAACGCCTGATTGAGATGACACAAAGGTACGGATTCAGGGTTAGGGAACACCTGACTGGCATGAACAAGTATGATGAAACGATTGGTGTCCCATCGATGGCTTTATCGTTTATGCGCGGTGAGATCGATATCCCTTATGCGGATGATCCTTCGACACGCCACCAAGCAGACCAGTTGGTACGCCAGTTGAAGGCGTGGCGTCCGTTGAAGCGGGGAACGAAACTTCGTCAGGATCAGGTTATGGCTTTGTGGTTTATCTGGATCCTGTATCGCCAGCGTAAGCAATCATTTGCTTTAGATACTTCACAATTCAACTATAAGGGACTACCGTGGGGGTCAACTGTGCCCGCTAGACAGGTGTTTTGATGCATACTTTCGATGAGATAGTAGGAATCGTTAAACAGCGGCAGCAGAACGGATCTCCTCTACTTCAGCGCATGTTGGAAGTCAAGGAACGATATAACGGTGATTATGTTATTCCAGTTCCCACTATGGAGGGGGAACCTGTTCTTCCTCCGCTGACGCCTGCCCTTATCTCTGAGAATATTGATGCGGTAGCGCAGCGTGCAGCGTCGGTTATGCCGTTTATTGGTTGTCCCGCTGTTGATGGTTCCAAGGAGCGGGGTGTCCGGTCACGCGAGTATGCTGATATCAGGCGTAAGGCGTTGGCTGCAACATGGCACCAGTCTAAATACAAGGTAAAGATCAGGCGGGCTTATCGGCATCTGGCTGGGTACGCGACTGCTTGTCTAGTTGTTCATCCTGATTTCGATAAGGGTATGCCCCGTATCGATGTGCGGGATCCTCTCGGTGTGTATCCGGAACCCAAGGCTTACGAGGATGTGGACCCA